TGCGAATCTTTCGTATGCGAATCTTTCAAATGTAAATCTTTGGAATGCAGATCTTTCATATGCGAATCTTTCGTATGCAAATCTTTCAAATGTAAATCTTTCAAATGCGAATCTTTCGTATGCAAATCTTTCAAATGTAAATCTTTCGTATGCAAATCTTTCAAATGTAGATCTTGGACATTGGTATCGAGCTTTAGATGGTTTCGCACGCCTAAAATAATATGAAACAGAAACAAACATATCCTAATCTTGAGCCTGGAGGATATACTTCAGGCCGAGGTAGTTTTGTTTCTTTCTTAGGAAATATTCCGCCGGAACGTCGATCTTTACTATCTTATAAAGAATCTTCTATGCTAGCTTTAGGAACCACCGGAATGTTAGTTGCTCCCGGAGGCGTCGGGAAGACTCAGTTATTAACTCAGTTAGCAATTTCAATTTCTTCCGGTGAGGATTTTCTAAACAAATTCCATGTGGATTATCCTGGGCATGTATTCCTTTGTTGCGGCGAAGAAGATAATCATGAAGTTCATAGACGAATTCATCATAGTCTCGTAGCTCTAAGTGCTAAATCTCAACAAGAGGCTATGTCTAAACTTTGGGCTCAAGGTCTTGCATCTTATCCTCTTGCTTTAATAGAGCAGATGGATATTAAACTTCAATCTACAATTAAACGTGATTGGGTTCCTAGCGATGCATTCAAAGAGCTATATCAATTGCTTGAGAAAACTGCTCTTGACCGAGCATTTTTTTGGCGATTAATAATTCTGGAACCAGCATCTAGATTCATGGGCCCGGTGGCAGAAGCCGATAACGGAGTAGCTACTAAATTTGTTCAAATCTTGGAACAATTTACTACTTTGCCGGGCGCTCCCGTCGTATTAATTGCTCATCATGCTAATAAAGGTTCAACTAAAGGTGAAACTGATCAAACGGCGGCAAGAGGTTCATCTGCTCTTACAGACGGAGTTAGATGGCAAGCAAATTTAGATAGAGTTTCTGTAGTTGATCCAGAGACAAAGAAGCTTAAAGTTGAACATTCATTTATTGATTTTAGAGTAGTTAAATGGAATTATGGACGTCTCCCGCCGGTCGTAGAATTAGAGCGGATAGATAACGGGGTCTTAGTTCCAAGAGTTAATGATAAAAAAGAAGCAAAAGAAGTATTGAAAGCATCTAAGGAGAAGAAAAATGTCAGTAAGTTATAAGCCAACTGAAGTGATACTTCATACAGGTAAACGTATTCAATTTCCAATTCGTCCATTTAGTTGGACAGATTTGGAAAAATATGTTCCGGCGATTGGAGAAATGATTGAAGTTTTCTTTGATGAATTTCATTTTTATATGCGTGTTGAATGTATTGAACAGCATGAACAGTTTTTGACTGCACAGATTTATGGTACAGTCATTGGCTGGCAAAGATTGGATATTTAATGATAAAGCATAGTCTAAAGACAAAAGTTCCTTGTGCAGTACGCGGTTGTACTGGAATTAGAATTCTTTATGTACCAGTTTGTAAGAATTGTTGGGCAATCGTGCCCGACGAATTAAAGCAGAAATTAGGAGAAGCTCTTTCTGTATGGAATGAAGAAATTATTACTTCTCTAAATAGAGAAGTATTGAAACATGGCACGGCGCGACTAGAAATTATGCGCCAGAATGGAATTAAAATATGAAGACTGTTGGTTATATTAAGCAAGGAAACAGATATATTGAAATAGAACTTCCTTCTAAGCAGAAGGATGATTTTTGGGTTCCACTATGTGTTATTACTCTTGTCGGAGCATTAGTTTTTGTCTATGGATTCTAGCGATCTCTTGTATCTTATTTCTCGTCTTCAGTTTGAACTAGAGGAGTTACTTCATGAAGCTAAACATATGAATTTATCTATAATAGCACGAGATAGATATGGTAAATCTATTTCTGTTGATGAGTTTAATGTTTTAGTTCAATTTTCAGCTAAAGAACATAAAGTATAAAATTTATGAATAAAGCTTATATCACATATGTTAATACTTCATTTTTTGGTATAAAGATACCATATAATGAACATTTTAATAAAGATATAAGACTTATTCCCGGCGCTAGATTTTCGAATAAATTAAAGACTTGGTTATTTCCTAAAGAACTTGTTTCAAGTATTGAAACACTAGCTAAAAACCATGAATTTAGTATTGCTAGCATTCCGAATACAAGTTCTAATCCGGGAATTCAGCAAGAATCAGCGCTATTCTTATTTCAAAAGCAGGCCGTAGATAAGATTCTAGAAAATCATGGTGGTTTACTTTCCTTTGAAATGGGGCTCGGAAAAACTCCAACATCCATTATTGCAATTAATTCTCTTTTAGGTTCGGCGAAGAACATATTAGTAGTTTGTCCAGCGAATGTTAGACTTCAATGGATGAATCAATGGAAAAAATGGTCTCCAAAGGAATCTAGAAAAATATTTATCATTTCAAAGGGAAGTGATTATAGGTATATTGAAAATACGAATACGATTATAATTGTATCTTATGGCTTGCTCAATGTAGATATTCTCAAAACCATACCTTTCGGCGCAATAATTGCAGATGAATCTCAGGAAATTAAAAATTCAAAAGCTAAGAGAACTAAAGGTATGCTTGAACTTGCAGAGTTAAATAAAAATGCAATTAAACTTGCTTTGACAGGTACACCAATAAATGAGCCTAAAGATTTTTGGTCACAATTGAATTTTATTTATCCAGAAAGGTATGGTACTTATTGGACTTTCGTTCGGCGCTATTGTAACGTCTTTGATAATGGATATGGTTTAACTATTCAAGGGATTAATGAAGACAATAAATTAGAATTTGAGAATAGAGTTACTCAAGTTTCTTGCCGAGTAACACGTTCAGATCTTCCACCGGGAACTATTCCACCATTGAATATCCATGTTGAGCATATTGTTCCGGATGGAAATATTTTTATGGATGAAAAGCAATTTCAATCCCATAAAAATGTACTTGATTCTCATGTTCTTCTATGCGGATATAAGAAGATAGCATCGGCCAGAGATAAAGTAAATAAATTACTTATTGAAGATAAAGAATCTCCAATATGTATACTTACATACCATATTGAAACAGCTAAACTCTTGGCTGATTTCTTTAATACATCGTGCATAACGGGATTGACTTCAATTACAGAAAGGCAGCAAATAGCTGAATCAGTCATTAATAAGGAAGATGGACCAAGAATTTTGGTCTGTTCAATGAAGTCTATTGGAGTCGGCGTAGATTATCTTACACCATTTACACGAGTAGTCTTCGCTGAACTATATTGGTCTCCTATTGTTATGACTCAGGTAATTGGTCGTTTCAGTCGTCTATCTTCTCTATCGGGAACAGATATTTATTTTCTAGTTCTTCAAGGCACTATAGATGAATTAATTTCTAGTACCTTAAAGAGGAAAATAGATAATCTTAGCACAGTTATGAAGACAACAGAAGCTGAGCAGGCATTATCTAATACTTTCTCTATATCAGAGGATGAAGAAGAACAATTTATATTAGCTTTAACTGATATAGCTTCTAGTTATGTAAGAACTGAATATGATGATTGAAGCTATAAGAATATGAAAGGGCTAAATCATGGATTCATATCTTGGATCTTTACATCAAGATCTTCTAGCTACACGAACAACTCAAGCATTAAAGTTAATTAAAATACATAACTATTTTCCTAGTACAGAATTAGCGTTTCCAGAACCTTTTTTATATAAAGAAGTTGAAGACTGTGCTTTGCATGTATTATACGCTAGTGTAAAAGGTGAATTTGTTCTTAGTTGTGTTATACTTCATAGACAAGCTAAAATTCCTTCGATAGTATGTTATGATCTTACAGTAGAAGAAATTCAAGGTCTATTTGAGCAGTTTTTGCTAGATGCGGAGAAGGTAAATGGAATATAATCTTAAGCTTAGTGGATCAGGTAATGGCATTTCTAGTATTCTTCCTTGGTTTGGATGTTCTCTCCAAGCATCTTTTAATCAAGAACGAACTAGCCCAGAAAGTCTTACTTTTACTAAGGAAGGTAAATATATTGGAATGCTATATCATGCATTTCTAGATATTTATTTTTCTAAAGGAGAAAGATTTAATCCAACCCTGGTTAAATTTGTATCATCTACATGTGAACTTTCTATAAATGAAGATTGTAGAATTGAAGCAGAACGCCTTTTCCTTCACTATCAAGAAGATCATTTTACACATTCTTCTGGAGAAGTTATATCTACTGAAGAACATTTTACAATAGATTCTTCAGTATTTAATCAACCAGGGCTTACAGCACAAATAGATAAAGTAACTAGAGTTCTCGAATCTCATCTTCCAAATATAGAAAGGCAATATGGGCTTAGATTGACTCCAGGAATTTATTCTTGGGATTATAAACAACACGGCCGGCAAGATTCGACTTTGATAGAACAATATTTGAATTCAATTCAAGGATTCTTCTATCAGAAAGTATTACAGCATAAGTATGGAGATGGATATAAAGGCCATATTTTTGATGTTTGTATTCGTACTAAATCCCCACGATGCTTTTGTATTTACCAAGAATTGATAGATGAGCCTCAATCAATTTTGATAGATACTACTGTTGCTAGAGGTTTAGCTCTTAGATTTGCTCCAATAGCTAATCCAACCCGGTGCTATGATTGGGGTAGATTGTGCTCATATTTTAATACATGTTCTAGATATTAAGGAAAACTATGAACGACACTGAAAAATTTCAAGAAGAAGAAGAAACAGATCATATGCTTCTATCTGAAATGAAAAAACAATATCTTCAGGCAGTACATACGTTGGCTGTAACTGTAGATACTTGGATTTCACTTTCTGGTGAAGATGAAATCCCGAAAGTAGTACTAGAAGCTCTGCATCTATATCGTATATCTTGTGCTAGGTATTTAACATGATAAAATCTAGCAGAGAATTAACTCTAAAAGATTTGAATCTTTTATTCTATGGTCCGCCGGGAAGTGGTAAAACTTTTGTTGCTGCTTCAGCATCTAAGTATTGGCCAGAAGTACTTGAGAAAGTAAATACCTGGACAACACTTAAGGATCTACTGTCAATTTCAGTAGATGCGGGCGCGACTGATGGCTTGGCGCAATACAAACTTGAAGTACCTTCTATTTCTTTTACAGAAGTTATGAAGGAAACTGGTTCAGATGTAGCTGAGTCAATTAGAAAAATAACTGCCGAAGCTAAAAAGCATATTGAACTGGTAAATAAGACAGAATCAGATACTTGGATAGTAGTCGATACTATCTCTATGTTAGATCGGTATTTCACGGATTTTTATGAGCCTTTATCTAAAGATGGATATACTCTTTACAGAAATGTATTAAATGCTCATAAGCGTCTATATTCATCTTTGTCTTTGATTCCATGTAAAAAGATTTATTTATGCCATTCTAAAGCTTTTGTTGGTACAGATGACAAAGCAAAACTTCAAAGACAAGCAAAATCTGCTCTTGCCGCAGAAATATCTCCAGATATAACAGGACAAGCTAATGTAATTTATATTGGTAATTGTTCACTTGAAGGAATTGTCCTCACTTCATCTTCTGGTGGGGATAGTCCAGTATATAAGAGGAAAATTTATACACAAAATGTAAAAGGTTTTGAAGGAAAAAATAGATGGGAATCAATTCTCGGTAGAGAATTGGAGCCTAATGTACGAAAACTAGTTCAAACAATTCAGAAAAATTTACAGGAATAAGAGGAAAATATGGCCCCTAAGATTCAATACACCGATGAACAAGTTTCTGATGCGGCGGCACGTTCTCGCCTACGCGAGGGTTGGTATAAGTTTGTTATTAGAGATGCAGAAGCTACTATTTCGGCGACATCAAAGCATTTGATGCTAGTATCAAATGATCTTGCTATGGAAGATCATGATGATACAAGCTCGGCTGTTACTCCCGGAGTGAAGAATCGCTTGGTTCTTCCTTTTGCTAATTCAGATGAAGAAGGACATGTTGGTCCTAATACTTCTGGATTTTGTATTCAATGGGCTCGGGCTTTGCTTGGGTCAAAGGAAATTCCGTATTATCCGAAGCGTGACCCTAAGACTCAAAAGCTTTCATTCGGTGATGAAGAAATCACTGAGGAGCAGGCCGGAACTATCAGAAAGCAAATCTTGAAGAAGGTTTTTGACCAAGTTATTGCTTGGTATGATGACCCGGCTTTGTTGACTGGTAAGGTCTATTATGGCCTTGTTGAGCATTCTGGAGATTATGCTCAGGTTGCAAAGATGGAATATTCACTGCCACCGAAGACTGAGTGTGTTCCTAAGGGGCATTTCATCGTAAAGAATTAAGCTTGAATGCGGATTATTTAATAGATAATCCGCATCTTGCCGAAGTGGCGAAATGGTATACGCAGAAGACTTAAAATCTTCCGTTGAATAAACATGCGGGTTCGAGTCCCGCCTTCGGCATTGTATTGGAGGAAATTAAATGTTGATATTAAAAGTCCCAAGTGTATCTATGCAAACACCTCTTGAGCGTATATATATATTTATCCTGGAGAAGCATTTACTGTATATCTTAAAGGAGAGGATAACCAAGTAGCAGTTGAGCTGCATGTTACACCAGAAGGCATTATAAATATTCTTCTTCAAGAAGAACATAAAAAGTATATTCATACATTTAGTGAGATTTATGAATAAACAACATATAGATCAAGTAAATCGAGATATAAAAGCATTTACATGGAATGCTAAGATATTTCAAGTTAGATTTAAGGAGGTAGCATTAAGCTTAACTATATCTGAATTAATGCGCATAACTGGATTAGCTATGTCTACAGCGCATCATTTAAGATTGAGTAAGGTAGCTACTCCATCAATTAGAACTTTAGCTATTATTTGTGGATATACTGGAATTTCTTTAGATTGGATTCTCGGATTGTCGGAAAGGAAGTATCAAGATGATTGTGAGTGATTCTGTATCAGATTTTATTACGCATTATGAAGCTAGACAACATGAAGAAATAGCTAGGAATGCTTTTATACAAAAAGAGCTTTTGAAAGCTATTACTAGTTTGATAGAACAGAATAGATTTTTGAATGCAAAAATTGATTTGGTTAAAGCCATGGCTGAATCTTTGGATAAAAATATTGAAACCATTAAAGCTGGTGTTATAATTGAAGTTTCTAAGGATTAAATATGAAAATTATTGGATTTTCTGGTAAGTCTGGATCTGGTAAAGATACTGGCGCTGATAATTTACAAACATTACTATCAGTTAATGGGTATGCGGCAAAATTGTTTTCTTTTGCAATACCGTTGAAAGATATTGTTAATGCTTGTTGTGGTTTTCAAGAAAATAAAGATTCTCCAGCCTATACTATAGATGGTAAAGAATACACTCCTGGAGAAATGTATCAAATAGTAGGTCAAGGTATTAGACAAGCTATTCCTGGATTCTTTGCTAATAGGTTACGGCATTGGATTAATACAAAGCATTTGAACACTGTTACTTCTGGGGCTAATATTGGAAATACATATTATACTGATCCAGATTATTTAATAATAACTGATGTCCGATTTATAAATGAAGCTCAACTTATACGTGATATGGGAGGTAAAATAGTACGTATCCACAGAAATGTAGTTAGTCTTAGACCACAGACTCATATTTCTGAGACAGAAATGGATACTCTTGAATTTAGAGATCTTGTTAATTTTGATATCTATAATCACGGAGATCTTGCAGCTTTCTATAAATCTATTAAGGCATTATACACGGCGATAGTTGAATAAATTTAATGGAAGACTTTGTTAAATATGCTCAATGTGAATCTTGTCCTTTACATGGAAAGCAGAAAGTTATTTCAAAAACATTAAATAAGAATGCTAGATTAATAATTCTAGGTGAAGGTCCCGGCGGAAGTGATGAAATAATGAAAGATGTATTTTCCGGCAAAGCCGGAATGTATCTTTCTATAGTCATGGAACGCCATGATATTCGTAAGGTAGATGTATATAGAACTACAGCATTACTTTGTCGCGGAGATAAAACATTAAAAGAATGGGAATGGCGTCAAGCCGTAGCTTGTTGTCGGCCTAGACTTGCGGCAGAGTTAGCATTAATTAATACTAAATATGTTGCTGCTCTTGGTCAGCGGGCACTTCAAACTTTAACAGATAAGTCTAAAATATTTGATAATATTGGTACTCCTCTTAATGGAATAGATACTTTTACTGGATATAAATTTATTGCTTGTTTGAATCCTGCTTTTATTCTACGAACACCGCAATGGGGACCCGTATTTGAAATTCATTTTACTAGAGCTTGGGCATTAGCTAATAATAATCTTCCAGAATGGAAATGGCCTAATATTATTTATGAACCTAATGAAGAAATGTTAGGTGCTCTGCATAAATTAAGGAATAATCAAAATGATAGAATCATCGCGGTTGACGTTGAAACGGCTGATAAAGATTACAAATCAAAGCTTTTGGATATTGGCTTTTCTAACAAAACGCAAGCTATTTCAGTTCCTTGGTTTGCTCTAGAGAAGAATAGTTTAATACATGAAGCTATAAGAAATGTAACAAAATCGATACTATCGGATATATCATTAACAAAAGTACTTCAGAATGGGCAGTTTGATTCGGCTGTATTTGCTTGGAATAATCTTGAATTTTCTGGTACGGATTTTGATACATTATTAGCTCATGCTGTAGTCGCTCCACGATTAAAGCATTCATTAGATATAATTGGATGTATTGAATTTCATGCACCTAGGTGGAAGATTATCTTTAAGAAAGCTAAAGATGATTCTGGTGGTAGCAGATACTTAAACGCAGATCCAATAGAACGAGCTATTTATAATGCTCGAGATTGTTATATAACCCGCCTTCTCTATGATGTTCTATTAGAACGCTTATACATAACACATAATGGTTTATCTTTATTCGAACAAAGTTTAGCTCTAACTAAAAGTTTAGCTTTACCTATGCGTTTATATGGAGTCCGGGTTGATGCATCTAAATTTGAATATCATAGAAAACTTCTTTCTGAAAAGAAAGAGCAAATTTTAGGAGAAATGTATAGTTTAGCTATACAGGCTGGATTTCAAACATTTTCTCCAACTAAAGATGTTCGAAAATTCTTTCAACATCTTGGAATTAAATCTACTAAATTAAGCCAAAAGACTGGGCAAGAATCCTTTGATGCTAAAGTATTAACTAGTCTTTGCGCTCATCCTAATGAAGTAGCAGCAAAGATGGCTCGTGCTATTTTAGTATTTCGTCGATATGCTAAGCTATTAGCTACATATATAGAAGGCTTAAATATAGATGAATCTGGAAGAATACATCCTACTTGGAATACTCATGGAACTAGAACAGGGCGTTGGTCTTCACAAGAACCAAATGTGATGAATATTCCTAAGCCTCAATATGGTAGAAATGAAGTTGGTGAAAAGATTATTATAAAATCTGGGCTTAGAGATTTATTTCAAGCATCAGAAGGAAAATATTTAGTTTCAGCCGATTATTCGGCTCTAGAAGCTAGGATTATTGCCTTGATTTCTGGAGATAAAATTCTTTGTGATTGGTTTCTACATAATGTAGATGTTCATATAGAGACGGCTAAGATTTTATTTAAGACTAATAATCCAACATCTCAACAACGAGAATTAGCTAAAAAAGTACGTTACGGGTATCATTATGGCTCTTCTACTGAAACTGCGTGGCGTTCCTTAATTGTAGATTATCCAACACTACCAATGTCTTTTGTTGGAAGGCTATTTAAGGAATTAAAATCTTTACATCCAGGCATATCTAGCTATCAAAATCAAACTCTAAGAGATGCTAGAGAAAAAGGATATGTAGAATGTCCAATATCTGGTAGGCGACATCATTTTCATGGGCAATTAGATCCTAGTGTTGCATTAAATGTACCTATTCAAGGTAGCGCAGCCGACGTTATAAACCCGGCGGCATTAAGATTAAATATGCGCCTAACTTCTGAAGAAAAATTCATATTTCAAATCCATGATGATTTAACTCTGGAAGGACCAGATTTTATTTCTTTAGGAAAAAAGTTAAAAGAAGAAATGGAACGTGAAATTCAAGTTAAAGATGCTAAAATGATATTTCCTGTAGATTTATCTTACGGTAAAAATTGGGGCGAGATGAAACACCTGGAGCTATAATGACAATATTTATTTGTCCTATCTGTTTTGCTACTACTGCCGCTAAATGTCTTAAATGTAAAGTTTATGCCGAAGAAGTAAATTCTGGGGCTAGTACTATTCTTACTATGGCAAGAGCTCTAAATGGTTTACTGTTAAGTCGAAAACCTAGTATAAGAATTTTAACTAAGAATATTATTCTTGATGGATATTGTCAAGTTTGTGGGCAATCTAATTGCGCTCAACATCTATGAAAATTACAGAAGAAGATAGACAGAAATTTATCTCTACCGAAAATGCAATGTTATTTCATGTTGGAAAATATAATATATATGTAGAGCAATATAAACCATACATACATAAAGCTATATCTTTTTTTAATTGTCCTATAGTAAGTACAGGAGATCATATACATCTTATCCAAGATGAATACTTATTTAAGCATAAACCAACCGTAATTAATGTAGGCTGTATTAGACAAGTTCAAGTAGTACTTATGTCTGAAGCTTGCATTAATAATGCTATTAGAAATAGATAATATGCCAAAAATTTCATCTATTGCAGTTGATCCTGATGATTTACCTAAATTAAAAGCTCTAATTATGTTAGAAGCTAAATCAAAAACCGTTATAGGTAAGGAAACTATAGCAGAAACATTAGCTATGTTAATTTTGCAACAGAAAGTATTGTTTATTCGCATTATGGCCGGCGAGATTGGAGTAGATATTCAAAAAACATTTCCAGCATATTCAGTACGTATTCGTCAATGCCTTCTAAACTTAGGTTTAATTGATGTTCCACGAGAAGAAAATGCCGAAGATATACAACCGCTCTGATATTTTAGAACATAGATACATAATCAGTGATAAAGAACGCTATCAATGGTTTAAGCTTTGGTGTGATGGTTTATCTTGCCAAAAGATCAGCGAGAGATATGGTAGAAATTATAATACAATAGCTGATTTCATACGTACATTTTTAGGTATTGATGAATTGCCACAGACTTGTACTAGAACATTAAATACTGAACACGAGATATAAGCATGGCGTCTGTAGAAGCAAAAATAAAATTTTTACAGAAACATTGGCTTAATCCAAAAGGGAAAAAATTTTCTATAGAAGGTCGAGAATGGGTATTAGATTATTTTCGTTCCTTAGATGGGTTTAAGCTTTGGCCTGTTAATATAAATAAGGTTTGCCTTCTATGTAGAACTCAATGGGGAGCTATCATAGAAGATGAAAGTGAATCTAAATCTACTAGGACAGAAAAACATAGACAAGAAAATCAAGGCTGCGAAGGATTATCATCTGAACCAATTTTCTTTACTGTATTCAAGGCAGATCGTCGAACTGGAAAAACTTTTAATTTCGGTGCATATTGCGGCGCGTCTATGTTTCTTGAAACATGGCAAAATATAGGTTTTGTTTCTACATCTTTTATGTCTTCAGAAGATTTAGTTCAGGAAAATTTTCGCGGGCCTATAGAAGCATCTAAAGCTCTGAATGCTAGAGCTACGATGATGAAACGTATTATTACTATACCAAGACAGCGTAGTAAATTACGTTTCTTTGGTACTATTCCGAAAGCCATGACTGGAAAAGGGTTTACATTATTAGGTATAGATGAAGCTCGTGATGTTGATGCTAAAGTTGCAATAGCTGTTTTACCATCTATTCAAGAATCCGGCGGCATTAGATGTATGCTTTGTGCTTATTTCAAAGCAGAAATACCAAGTCAAACTATAGATAAATGCCCTAATTGTGGAGGAAATCTTAGGCATTGGTTTGGTCGAGCTTGTATTATGTCTTCATCTGGTATCATTAAAGAACGTGCAGTTTTAGATTGGTTTTTTCATCTTAAAAATCGTTTAGCGTCTGAGCCCGATAAAAATGCGCATTTAATTGAAATTGATAATGCTGCAGAAGCAAATCCAGATTTTAATATAGATGCAAAATCGGCGGCTCGACGTATTTTCTCAACTGTAGAAGGCCTAAAAGAATTAGTAGATATTGAATATAATTCGGAATTTCGACGCATTGGTGATCAATTTATATCTAAACAGGATATAGATGCCTGTGTCGATTCTGCATTAAATAATGATATTCTTCCTGCTCTAGAACCAACGGTGATGTTTTTAGACACATCTCGTATTCAACATCTAACTTCATTAGTTGCTCTTTCATCAGAGTCTTTTGGTAAGAAAAATTTTGAGAAATGTTTTGTATCTCAAATTCATGTTTGGGATCCTCGAGAAAAAACAATTAGTGGTAAATTAGTTTTACCCTATGGTATAGAACCAAATTCAATCGAAGAAACTGTAGATATAATTTTACCACAATATCCAAATCTCATAGGATTATGGGTAGATTGTAGGAATGCTAAAGCTGTAACTTGGGCTAAGCCTTTTGTTAAAAAGTTAAAGGAAAAGTCTTATGGACATTTAGTGCATAGTGTCTTCGAGTCTGAATATGGAAAAAACTTTCGTGACGCAGGATGGGCTGAGATAGAACGCCTTATTATGCATCGTTTAATTCGATATCCAAATGTTTTAAGATTGCTTCAAGAATTAAATGGTGCAGTTTGGAAAATGTATAGAGGAAATATGCAAGTACGTGAATCTACAGCATCAAACCATTTAGATGTTGCTGAAGGTTTAGCAAGTACAGCTATTTTAGCTTTAATGCATGGTAATAAAAGAATAGGAACTTTCAAACCAAGTGAAAATATTGAATCTAAACTTAAAGATATAAATGAAAAAGTTAAACAGAAGTTTCGTGGTAGTTTCTAGGGTTATTCTCATTGAGGGTTATCCCGCTATTGACATCCTCGGGGTTAGCCCCGTATCCTCGAATCGGTCGAATTGGTCGAATCAGTCGATGGTTCATAGTTTTCCTTTCTTGGTTTTAGATGGTATTTCCTTAAAAAAATCCATCATTAATTAAATGACAGCTAAACGCGATAATGAAATTACTCCTGGAACATTAGCTGCTGTTTTGGAAATAGATCCTAGGACAGCGCAGCGTTGGGCAGAAAATGCTATTAATGGTGAAACTTCACCATTGAATAAGTCTAAGGTTAGGCGTTCTATTACTGGACGTTACTATGTAGAACGAGATGAATTAAAGCGTCTCAAAGAGAAATTTGGTCTTTATTCGTTCTAAATAGTCAATGTCAGGCATTCAGAAAACCAGGCTATCGGGCAACCCGACTAGGCAAGTCTTGTCTCGTGATATATCCTATCCTCCGTGGGCTGGTTTTCTAATTTATTTTCTAGAAAGAAAACTTTAGCAATAGCAGAACCGCAACATAAGCGGTTACGCGCTGGAGTTTCACAAAACATTTCTTATTTTGGAAATGTTATAGAATCTCTAGAACATAATTCTGAAGTAAAAGGTTCTAAGTGGTATGGCTCGCCGACACAAATAGGTATTGTTCGGCAGATGCTCGTCGATCCTTATGTTCGAGCATCATTAAATTATAGAATTAATCCACTTCGGGCTGGATTATGGACTATTGAAGCTCCCACTAATAAACCAGAAGATATTGAATGCGCTCAATACATTCATTGGAATTTAACAGAACTTTTAGATTTTGATGAAGCTCTTAGAAATACTTGTTTATTTCATCGTGATGGATTTTCATTACAGGAATTTACTGATTCGGTAGCAACTTATCCGATAGATCGTTTTCCTTTGCATAAAGGCCGAGGAAATGGAATTTTATTTAATGGAATACATCATATTCCTGCTTGGACAGTAGATTCTTTTGTATCTAATGCAAATAATGAACGTATTTTAGAATCTTTTTATCAGCATCTAACAAATAGTCCTAATTCGACTAAAGCTCTTAATGTAAAGAAGAATTTAATATTAAGAGTTACTCAAGAGCAGGAAGGTGCTATCTTTACTGGTTTTCCAACTGCAAGATCTGCTTTTGGTCCTTGGAAACTTAAAATTAGATATCTAATCATAGACGCAATTAAACATGAACGTTATGGTTTAGGTACTCCTTGGGGTAAATTACCAGAAGATTATTCTGCATCTGATAGAGATAATTTTGAGTTAGCGTTAGCTGAACTTAGAATTAACGAGAAAGGGTTTTTAGTAACTCCTTCCGGGTTTGAAGTTAGTTTATTAGAAACTAAACAAGATTCTGGAACAGATATAGAACAAGCGATTAACCGACAAAATACGGAGATATTCGTAAATGTTGGAGCACAACATAATTCCTTGGGTTCAGCAAAGTTTGGATCGTTTGCACTTGCCGATGTCATACACGGTGGATTCGGTATTAGTGTTATTGGCGACGCTAACTTTATTACTGGTAAGTTCAATTTTGGTGCTGATGGATGGTCTCCGATACGACATTTACAAGTAATGAATTATCCAACGGCTAATTGCCCAAAGCTTAAAGTAAGAAATTTACCAATAAAGAATTATGAAGAATCATTAAAAACACTAGCAGTTTTAATTGATAGTGGTGTAGTGCGCCGTGGAGAACATCTTGAATCGGCGGCCCTAGAAAAATTAGGTTTACCACTTCCTGAAAATGATACTATTATTGGTGAATTTATAAATGATCTTAATAAGAAAAGTGAGCCTGTAAATGAATCTGAATAATACACATTGGGCCTGTGAATTTTCTTATCTTGAAACTTTTATAGGAAATCTTCCTAAAGAAATTTCAAGCCAGGCTCTTAATATTCAAGCTTCTGAAGATACAAAATATCAAGTAATTGGAAATACAGCAATTATTCCAATTAAAGGAATGATCTTAAAAACCATTCCTAAATATTTTAAGTATTATAGCATAGTTGCAACTTCAACTGTTGATACTCAAAATCTTTTGAAGCTCGCTGTTAATGATCCCAATGTTAAAAATATTACTCTAAACATGGATTCTCCAGGTGGGTCTATTTCCGGGCTTCTAGAACTTGTTTCTTATATAAAAGAAGTAAATAAGAAGAAGCCTATTGAGACTCATGTAGATGGAATGGCTGCTTCAGCCGCATATTGGATTGCTTCTCAAACTAAAAGTATAAAAGCAACTCAATCATCTACTATTGGATCTATTGGTGTTTATACTGTTCTTCATGATTTCTCAAAGATGTATGGTGACATGGGTATAAAAGCCATAATTATTCGTTCTGGTGAGCATAAAGGCGTTGGTACACCTGGAGTAGAAATTAGTCTTAATAACATAGATGCTCAACAGGATATTATTAATAATCTCGCAAATCAATTTATGTCATCGGTTTCTGATGGTAGAAATATTGATATCGAGAAACTTAAGCCTCTAGCGGATGGTCGCTGGTGGTTAGCAAAAGAAGCACAAAATTTAGGATTAATTGATTCTATTATAAATGCTTCAATTATACAAGAGGATAGTAAAATGGATGAGAACCAGTTTAATGCGCTAATGCAGGCTGTTACTGGTTTGACGGCGACCGTCAAAGATGTAGCAGCGCGTGTAGATCAGATTGAGGATTCTTCTAAGAAGAATGAAGCTAAGACTTCTATTCTTGAGCAAGGATTAAAGACTACTGTTGAAATGTCTAAGGAAGCTTCGATTAATAAGGCTTTAGCTGAAGGTAAGGCTTTTGCTGGAAATATTGAAGCTCTTAAGATGTTTGCTTCTAAGTCTTCGTTAGAGGAGTTAGATACTTTTATTGCAACCTTACCTAAGGTAACTAAGGAAATACTTGTGGCTGATATTCCAGAAGATAGGCGCCAGATTGAGAATGCTGGAGATAAGGAATTTTCTAGTAAGTTTCGTATCTCGATGAAGGATATTGCTTCGGCTGCTGAGATCATTACTATTTCAGCTGATGGCATGGCCACTTTAGCTGATGGTACAGTTAAGAAACTATCGGAGGTAATCTAACCATGGGTGCTAGAGCATCTAAGGATCTAGGACAATTATTATCATATCCGATGGCAGCTACTACTACCATCACGGCTGGTGATTCAGTCATGATTAATAGTGCTGGATATGCCGTTGTTGCCGTTGCTGCTGCAGCAAACAAAGGTTGTGTTGGAGTTGCTGTAGCAACAGTTGTTAATTCTGGCGCTGCAGGAGCAGCGGAAATCCTTGTTCAAGAAGGTACATATCTATTCGTTGGTGTTGGTCTTACACAATCAGAGATTGGAGATATTGTATTCTTTTCGGATGCACAAACATTCTCTAATACACAAGCCGCTAATGAGCCTAGAGGTGGAATCTTAGTTAGGTATGTTTCTGCTACTAGTGGCTGGGTAAAGATGGGCGTGGCGTTAGCCAGCTAATTAAGGGAGAAAGGAATAAAACATGACTACTTTATATACTCCCTCGGTGCTAGCGCGCGGCATTCGAGGTACGTTTTTTAGAGCATTATCTGGCGCGGAGCGTTCTTCGTTAGTTCCACTAATTGCAGATACTATTCCGTCTGATGGTGCTGATGAAAAGTATGCTTGGATTGGTGAATCTCCTCAGATGGAGGAATTAGTTGATGAAGTGGCTTATAAGCCTCTCTCGGATACTACTTACACAATCACCAATAAAATCTTTAAGGCTGGCCTAGCGGTTAGACGTAAAGATCTTGATGATCAGCAATATACTGGAATTACACGACGCATTCAACAGCTTGCTTCTGTGGCCGTTGGTCATAAGAATAAGATGTTGATTAATGCTCTTGTAAACGGAACCTCAGCAACATTAGGTCTTTGCTATGATGGCGGAGCATTGTTTGCCAATGCTCATGCTGATCGTGGTGTCGCCGGTGTTGGTACTCAAGACAATTTGTTAGCGGGTAGTGGTACAACTACTGCTAATCTTCAAACTGATATCAATACTGGTATTCAAACTCTACTTTCCTTTAAGGCAGAGAATGGAGAGCCATTTATTGAGACCCTTTCTAACATTAAGATTGTTGCGCATCCGTCGTTGCGTAAGTCTTTGTTAGAAGCTCTCAATTCACAGTTAATTTCTAACACATCTAATGTCGGGTTTGCTGGATTAAATATTCAACCTGTTTTCAGTGCCAGACTTACTGATCTTGATGATTGGTATATGTTAAATATGGACTCGGGAATGGCAAGTTTGCTACTTCAGGATAGAGATCCTCTTGAATTTTCATCGTTAGAAGAAGGTTATGCTGCGATGAATCGAGAGCAGTTTCTATATGAAGCTCGCTGGCGCGGAAATGTTGGATATCAATTCTGGCAGTCTGCACTCAAGTTTGTTATTTAATATTTTGGGAGCGGAATTGGAGATTAGTCTTTAGCCTTTTCTTTCTAGTCTCCAATTCCAATCCCTCTAGGAGTTATAATGTTTCATCTTACTTCGCGTGGAGCTAAATTTTTAATTCGGGACGGTAAGAGTGGAGAAATGAAGTGCGTAGAGCGTGGTAAGAAGACTTCATTTACCAATCTTAATCCTAGAGATTTTATTTATGATGCTAATGTGCAGATTGTAGAAGTTGAAGAGCTTTTAGATAAGTTGTCAACAAAGCCTGCTTTAATTTCAAAACCTGCTTCGATTTCAAAACCTATTTCAGTTTCAAATTCCTAAATTTAAGGAGGAAATATTAAATGAGTCTTTATGCGTATCATCATAATGTTTCCTCTAGATTAAATAATATTTATACTGCAGGATTTTCTTCTTCAACACAACCAACCATCGAACAAGTCGCTGGCTGGTTGGATGAAGCAGAAGATTTAATAAATTCTACATTAAAAGCTATTGGATTACCCGCGCCATATACCGATGTTCAAGCTAAACGTATTCTCGGAAAATATGTTACTGATTATGCTGAGGGCCGGGTTAGACGTGTTTTAGCTGCTACTGGTGGTGATGGTAAAAATCAAGATGGAATTGATCTTCTAAAGGATTTTGAAAAATTTCTATTAGATTTACAAGCTAGACAAGCTTTTTGGGCAGCAATTTTAGCTGAATCTGCTGTAACTGGAACAACTGCTGTAAGTGCTCCTGGAGTTGGAGTTAATGCGGCTATTGAACCGTGGTTTACTAGAGATACAAAGTTCTAAATTTATGATAAAAGGTGCACTTCTAATTCAAGATATGTTAGCTTTTCAACGAAGTATTAAAAGACTTCGAAAAGATATGTATGATTTTAGAGTTGCATGGAAAAAAATTCATCCAATATTAATTCCAGAATTAAAAAAGCAGCATAAATCTGAAGGACAATTAGTTGGTCAAACTTGGGCACCATTAAATAAACAGTACGCAGCTTGGAAAATGCGTCAAGTAGGAAATAGTTCAGCTAATCTAATTCTTACTGGAAAATTAAAAGATAGATTTACTCCACTATCTATAACTCATACACGAATGCGTATTGGTACTACTGGATTAAAATATGCGGCCGCTGTTCATTGGGGCGGTAAAATTAAACAGAAAATTGGTCCACCTACTGAAATGCCTAGACGTGCATTTATGCTATGGCGCCCGGCAACTGAAGAAATGGTTATTAATATATTAGCAACTTATACAGATACTAATATTAAATTAGCTTTTAGAAAATTTATTAAAAGTAGTATAAAATAATGGTAGCTAGATATATATCCAGAGCTATTGATGTGCTACATACTACTGTAGCTAATAATTATGCTACTTATTTAGCTGCTGTTGAAGTAGATGAAGGTCTAGCTAATAATACTATTCCTAGACCAGTAAAATATTATAAAGGTTTAGCTCCAGATCTTAATTTTAATCCAATTGTATTTATCTATGCCGAAACAATAGAGCCTTATGATATTAGAGAAAAGATATGGCGTATCGAATGTAAAATGGCTCTCAAGTATAGAGGCACATCTATTGAAGATGGTCAGAAAATGATGGATAGATATGCTTCTGCTTGTATAGATATGATTTATGCTAATCTATCTTTAGGAAATACAGTTATTGAAGCTATTCCAGGAAAGATAGATACCTTATTCGCTACTATAAATGAAAGCGATGATTCAGATACACTCTTTATTTTAACTTTCGATATTTCTATTTTATATGATAGAAATGGAGTTTAATATGTTTGCATCTAATGAAGATGTTTTTATGTTACCTCCAAAGCATCTAAAGGATGCAATATATGGTAATCAAAAATTTATTGGTAATCCTATGCCTATAGCTGAAGTAGATGTTCAAGATCTATTAAATATGGGTTGGATTTTATATCAAAATCAAGATCATGAAATAACGGCAGAAGGGCCGGAAATGGAAAGTGAGGAATAATTATGGGACAAACACCAATTACCGGCGATGCCGATGTATTCTTTGCAAAGTTAGAATCTACTTATGATATGATTACTAATGATGCAGCAAATATTACTTTTGCTGCTGGAGATGCAATTAGATTTACAGCTCTTGATTCAGAGCCAGTGCAGGATTGGCATGAAATTAATGAATTTAATGGCTCTCCTTCATTAGAAGGTTTAGTTGAAGGTAAACGCCATGGCACGCTATCTGGTACTGCCGGAATTAGAACTAATGCTGCAGGAACTGAAAGCCCATTATCGCCTATTTGGCAAGCAGCTTTAGGTGGCACTGTTGCGATTTCCGGTGGAATTAGTTGTACTTATGTTATGGTAGCGACTACACCAAAGTCGCTTATGATTCTAAAGCACAATTCTAGAGAATCTAAGACTGAATTATTATCTGGGTGTTGGATTGCAAATCTAAAGGCAGATATTCCTGGTGAAGGAAATATACCGTCTGAGGCGTTCGACGGTGGATTTTCTGTTATGTCTTTTATTTATGGTAATCCACACGGAGATACATATGCTGGTGGTACTTCACCTCCAGTACTTTTAGCTGATAGACAAAAGCTTAATCCCGTTGGACTAAAGCTTAAGTTTGGAGCTTTAGATAATGGTGGAGCTGGATTTCTTTGTACGGCATATAATGCAACTACTGGAGTTTTAACTATTACTCCGGCCGTAGGTGCAACTACGTCGGCCGATGTTATTGCTGCTGTAGTTCCAACTGCAACATTTGATGGAACTATTCAAGGCGGTACTGCTTGTGGACTTTCAATCGGCGGAACTTCTCTCGGATTTATTTCTTATAAAGATTCCGTAGTTACTGGAATTGGTCCACTTCTAAAAGAAGCTAATACAGCTAGAGTTTCTGGATTAGAACTTATAGTTCCTCGCCGAGTTACTGGTGAAATTTTATTCTATTTTAAGGATGAAAACGTAGCTTATTTAGGAGATGCTTGGAATGGTACTACAGCTGAAGTTATAGCTCGAACCGGGCCTAATATAGCGGGAAGTAGAATTAAATATATTTCTCGTAAAGCCCAGCTTAAGGTTTCTAAGGTAGATGCACCTAAATCTGATGTAGCTACCTGGAATGCAACATTTACTGATATGCGATATAGTGCTTCAAACGATGAATACTATATCTTAGAGGATTAAAGTATGAGAAAAGCAAAAGGCAGACCGTCTGGAAGTATATATACATTTATTCCTACAGCGTTTGATAATCATAAAGATTCAGATCCTGTAACTTTTCATCTTAAAGCACCTAATGATGCTCAGCGCCGAGATATAGTATTATTAGAAGCCAATTCTATGCACGAGCATCTAAAAGCAGTTAAGAAGGCAGTTTTGAATCATGTTATAAAAGTAGAAAATTATCAAGATACTACAGGTCAAGAAATTAAAGATGCTAAAGATTTATTAACTCATGGTGAAACTCAATTCTTACTTGAGATTTATCAGGAGTTAGTTGATTCAACATCTGTAACTGAAGCACAAAAAAAAGAATAAGCAGGATTGCAAGTCTGCATTTAACTAATCATTCAGCGGTCACTTGGGATTGTAAATCCTGCAAGAAACAAAAGCTTCAAAACGAGAGAGGTTGTATAGGAAAAGCAGAAAATCCAATCATTACTAAGAATGGATTTAAGTTTGATATTTGTCCTATTAGATATCAATTGAAATATAAAGAAGAAGTAGAACTTTTTGCATTATGGTTTAACTATAAAAGATTTAAGTGTTTACCGTATTCAGGTGGATTCTTAGAACAAGATCATAGATTCTTAGAGACAGTAAATATCTTAGATCCAATATTAGAATATATTCAAGAGATGCAACGAAAGGCTAATGCAGGCTAATAATGGCTAAAAATTCAGAAGCTAGAGCTACATTAGCAATCGTCGCTAAAGTTGTCGATGAATTTTCTGTTAATTTAAGTAAATTAAGTCAAGCGGTTAAACAAAGCGCAGGAACTTCTATTCCTGCTGATGCAAAAAAAGCTGAATCAGCATTCAAAGCATTAACTGCTTCATTTGGTGCAGCAACATCTAAAGCTTCAATTTTACAAGGTATTGGTTTAAGTTTAGGCTATACTCTAACTCAACTTCCTATAAATATAGTTAGAGAATTAGCTGATACTTTTGCAAAAGCAACAGATGAAGCATCTAAATTTCAGTTAAAAATTGCTCAAATAAAAACTATCGCCGGTAAAGGTGGTTTAGTTCCAGAAGAATTAGGACAAAAATCAATAGAATTTGCTGGAAGATTTGGTCAAGGCCCACAAGCTCAAGCTGAAGCTTTTTATAATGTTGTTTCATCAGGTATTAAAGAAGTAACTGATGCAACAAATATCATGGTTTCAGCTAATAAATTAGCAACAGTCGGTTTATCAACAACCGGCGATGCTATGACTGGTTTAATCGGTCTTTCTCGAGGATTTGAACATAGTTTATCTAATGTTAATGATGTCGCTGATGCCTTATTTGTAACAGTTGATCGCGGATTAAATGTTACATTAACAGATTTAGTTAGAAATATTGGTTTTATTGGCCCAGCGGCTCATGCAGTTAATGCTAATATGGATGAAATGTTAGCTGTATTAGCTGCTGTAACTAATAGAGGTATAGCTACAGAAAACTCTATTATTGCCTTAAATCAAATATTTACAGCTTTACAAAAACCTTCAAAAGCAGCTAAAGATGAAGCTGCTAGACTAGGAATTGAATTTACTTCTTTAACTCTTAAAACTAAGGGGTTAATTCCATTCTTACAAGAAATCGTATATAATACAAATCTTACAAATGAGTCAATCGGTAATCTTTTTGGAAACGTTCGTGCGATGCGTGCATTCTTCGGCGCGGTGATTGATGGTGGATTATTAGCTGAAGATGTCTTACTAGACATGGCTAATAAAACTGGTCGTGTCGCTGAAGGGTTTGATATTATTACTCAAACCTTAAGTTTTCAGCAAGATAGATGGGATGCTTTATTTGAAAGTTCTAGTATAGTATTAGGCAGTATGATTACTGATAGTACTTTACTTCGCGGAGGACTTACAGCTGTAAATGATGCTCTAGAAATATATCTTGGATTAGTATCTTCTAGTGCAGGTAAAACTAATGATTTATCTGATGCGATACAAGTATTTAGAGATATTTTAGCTGTTATTCTTGAATTCATTGGAAATTTATTAGTTTTATTGCAAATGATAACTACTCCTTTACGTCAAATATATAGAGATGTAATGTTGGTAGCTAAGGGATTTGGTTATTTATTTCAAAAACTTATTTCATTACCAGATATTCCTTGGCTTACTACTACTGGGCAACGAATATCCGATGCTGTAGATAAAACTTTATCTTGGAATGATGCATTAGATAAAGTAGCTGAAAAATTAAGAAATAAACAACTTATTGATTCAATGTTTAATATGATGGAGAATCCTCCATTAAAAGAGGAATCAACTGTTCGCCCGCCTTGGCGAATGATAGATATTAAAAAGTGGGAAGAACCTGAAGATAAACCAAAGAAAAATTCATTTCCAGGTTTAGATGCTGCTATGCGTCGTATGGAAAAAGAAATGCTACGACGTAAGAAGGCAGCACATGATTTTTTCAAAGCAATCATATTAGATATGAATATGATGGTTACTGTTGAATTAGCTAATTTAGAAACAATAGCTAATGCTCAACGTGAACATAATGAATATTTACAATCCTTACGAGATGATGAAGCGGAGAGACAAGAAGAGCATCAAAAAGAATTAATAGAAAAACAATTAGAACGATCTGAAGAATTAACTCAATCTCTTATGGGTATGTTTTCAGGTCCTTTTGAAACTTTATTCGATGGTATAGTAGATAGTTTTAATGATGCTACTGTAGATATAGGGAAGCTATTTAAGAAATTTATATCTGGAATGGTTTTAGATTTAATTAAATCAGGGCTTCTGTCATTACTTGGCGCACTAATAAGTGTATTAACTGGAGGTCCTGCTTCTGCTGGATTAACTGGTATATTTGCATCATTTAATAAAGCCGGGCCGGCTGTACCTAATACTGGTATTCCAGCAAATAATCTTCCTACAGGAAATGCAAGTTCTCCTACATTTATATCTAGATCTAGTAGTGGGCTCACATCATCTTCTAGTGGGTTTGGTACATCTTCTAGTAATCTTATAGCGGATACTTCTGGAACTCCGCAAACTAGAAATTATGGATATACAACTACTGGAGATACTAATGCTGTAGCTGAGCGAGATACAAGACTTCGTGATTTTCTATTAGTAGCTGGTATTGCTGGGGCTACTGCAGCTGGTGGAGCTTTAGGCGGCGCTATTGGTGCAGCAGCAGGGTCAACTATTGCTGGTGCTGGTGCGGGAGGTATAACTGCCGCTGATGATTCTGCTTATGCAAATAAATTAAAAGAAAAGAAAGCCTTTGGCACTACTTCTTCAGGTAGTGGTGCTCCAGTATTACAACCTGTAATGATGTTGCCATCACAAGCTCAAGCTGAGCGTTGGTTTGCCGATGTATTTATGCCTTTATGGCGGGATGCTGAATCCAGAGGAGATGTATAAGTGGCTTTTTCATCTGCTGCTATACCTGCTGGTGAATTAAATGCTCTTGGTAGAGCAAAACCAATTTTAGGTGGTAAGAATGCTTTTGATGATTATAATCAAGTACCGCAATGGTCTGCTAGTGGTTCTTGGGCAGATTCTGGTGTAGGTGGTCCAGAAAATAGAACTAATACAGCTGTTCCTCCTAATTTTTTACATGATGGATTTACACATTTAACAACCTACCCGAGTTCAATATCCGGTAATGTTACTGTTTATATTTTATTTGATCTAAAAGAATCTATAAATATAGATTCTATGCTAGTATTAAATCATAATTTTGGAACTATAGCTACAGCTCTTAGTGCTACATTAAGTATATTTTTAGAAGTAGCTGATAATTCGACTTTTACTACAAATTTAACTACAGTAGCTAGTGCTACAGGAATAACTACAAATAATAGAAAATGGCTTTTAGCTGGAGCATCGTTACGATTTTCTAGTGTAAGATATGCAAGATTGCGTATAACTTCTACAGTAGCATTTACTGGAGCTCAATATCCTAGAATAGGAGAAATTTGGGTCGGGCAGCGTTACCATTTATCTAGAAATCCTGAAATTCCTTGGGATCCAGATCATAAAGTTAGTAAGACTAAAACTAGTGTTTCTACGGCTGGGATTAGTGTTACTTTACTAGACTTTGCTGGAAGATATGAGTTAGCCCCATCATGGATGCCTACAGCTGGAGATATACATACCGGACTAAATGATAGACAAACATTATTAGATTGGTATCAAAGTATTGAATATAGTTCTATACCGTTTCCATTTATATTAGATCATGGATTAGGAACACAAAAACCTTTATTTATGTTCTTAGAATCTTCTAATTTAGATATGAAATATCAAGGGCCGAGGCATAGCACTGTTTCTTTATCGCTTATTGAACAGTATGGATTTCTAAGCGAAGAATAATATAAATAATTCTAAGTAGGAATAATATGCTTACTACAACAGCGGCCTGGAAACGTTCTTTTAATAAGAAGAACATTAAAAAAGTATATTTAGTTAGAATTACCGTTGATGCTCTCGGCTCTGAAGGAAATGGTATTTATACTTTTCTACATGGACGTAATACTAATTTAGGATATCCTAATAGTGTATTATCTATTGCATCTATCAGTGGAAAACTTGATGCTTTAACTAGAAAATATAGCCAAAGTGATTATGAAATTATTTTTGCTGATGATGGCTATATTAGAAATTTAATCACACTTGGTAAATACCTACGGCATAAAAAATTAACTATAAAATTAGGTACAAGTGAATTAACTAGTGAAACAGATTTTACAACAACATATTTAGGTGCTATAAAAGATCTCGTGGCTGATTCCGAAGCTGGTACTATATCACTTACTGGAATAGATGCATCGGCTTTTACTAATTGGCCAATCTACGATAAAGTATTCTTTACTCAATACCGGCGTGGCGGTGGAGATCCTAATTTAGCTAGAGGTATTGCTAGAAATCATCCTCTAGAAGTTGTGTCTAGATCTTTAGATGCTCTTAATATACCAACAGAATTATATAATGCTTCAAGCTTAGATGCTGAAACTGATACTACACGTAGTCACTTTGTTATTACTAGGCATAATGATAATCTTATACCGGTTGGGCTAGAAACAGATTTTAATTTAGATAAACCAGTTAAAGATCATATATCTGAAATGATGTTTTTGATGTATGGCGCATTTATTCCCGATTCAGATGCTCGATTCACATATAAACAATTTGATAATACAGCGCCGCCAGTTACACATTGGACTACAAAAGATATTATTTCTGTACGACAAACAAGTACATATAAAAATCTATATAATCGTATAGAAATGGCACATCCGATATTTGCAGAACCATATCAAGTGTCTTCCATTGAAGATAGTATATCTGCTGCAAATAATGCTTATCCTGGGGATGATGGAACTTCCGTATTTAGAAAAGAAAGTGAATATCTAAATGCATTTGCTACTATAGTTCAAGTTTTAGATAATTTAGATGCCCCTGTTGGTATACTTCCAGCTGGAGTTACAGATCATAAAATTACTAGTACTTATGTTTTGCATAATGGATTTTCTGGATCTTTAGTAAATAATCATGCTAATTGGTATGGACGCGGTGATAATAGTATTCGTGGCATTAATAATACTACTAGAAAAGCATATTTATTACTAATTAATCCGAGAACTAAAGTCCTGGAAGTGGTAGCAGCTACATTAATAACAGCTCCATCTGGAGCATTTGGTACTACTAATGCTCCTACTGAAGCTTTATCTGCTGGAGTTGGATCTTTACGTTTAGCGCATACAATACAATTTAATATAACTGAACGTGGATTATTTGGTACAACATCTTTAGAATGGAATTCATTATATACACCCATTAGGATTATAGATATAACAATTCCAGTTATGTCTCGAGAAATTGTATTACAACGATATACTAATGGAGCTCCAGAATTAGAAGTAGTTACATTACCACATACAGCGGACATACAAGTTGGAGATTTTATTTCTTTAGATTACAATAAGTACATAGGTTATAATCGTACGGTTTGTGATGCTAATGTAATTTTTGAAGTTACTAAACGAACTGAGAATTTTACAGAATCAGCTAGTATGGCTTGGCAACTAACCTACGCCTATGAAGTTCCAGCTGTAATTTACACTCCTGTATATGATCCTCCGATAATGATTCCAGTCTTTGAGGTAACTTTTCCTGATGAACCTCTGAAAGAACGATCAACTCAAGAGGATATGTATCTTAAATCTACTGGTGAACTTATTTATGTTAGAAATTTATGAGGTTATAAATGGCTTGGCATGATGAAGCTACTGGTACTGATCTACATTATCCTCGTGGAACAATGGGTGCCGCACAGGCATTTATAGCATTAGATTTAGTTGATAATACCCTTAAAGCATATCAAATTACAGATGCGGCCGGTACTTCTGATTTATTTACTATTAAAACAAATAACAATGATGAATGCTTTACATTTGGAGCTAAAGCAGTTATTCAAGATGTATACGCATATGCTGGAAGATCAGATGCATTATTAACTATAACAAATGGTGCTACAGCCCTTACTTCTGCGGGAAGTGCTATTGTAGTTAATTATGCTGGTGGAAGTATAAATGTAGCACAAAATGTTTATGGACTATATTTATATGGGCAATCTAATGTTGGTACACAATATTCTATTGGTGTATATGCAGACTCTGGATGGGATTATGGGGCTCGTTTCGATAGTCCAGTAAATTTCACATCTACTATTCTATTAAATAATGGTGCTGGAGCTAGTGGAGAAGTTTTAACTAGTCAAGGCGCTGGAGTTGACCCGATATGGGCGGCGGCTGGGGCAGCAACAGACCATGGTAGTTTAACCGGACTTGGAGATGATGATCATACCCAATATGCTCTCTTATTGGGTAGAGCTACTGGACAAACATTAATAGGTGGAACCGCCAGCGGCGATGATTTAACTTTTGAATCGACATCACATGCAACTAAAGGATCTATTTTATTCCGAGATTCAGATATTCAATTTAATTCAGATGCAGCAGTTGGAGTTAGTACTAGTAGTACATTAACTCTTAAAGGTGCATCTGGTACTGAATTATTCCTTACTACAGTTGCTGCTACTCAAAATACATTAACAATAATTCAACGCCGAGGTGCTACTGGTGTTGATGCCGGACAATTAGATTTAATTCTTGGAGAAGTATCAATAGTTGGTAGATCTACTGGCATTATTATGAATGCTGGAGATGCGATCAATTCGACTCAAGGTTCTTGTTATTTAGAAGGAGATGGAAGTCTCACTCTTTCAGCTTATATAGATATTACTCCAACATTCATTGGTTTAGATATTTCTGGATTGTTATTTAGAAATGAAGCTGGAAGTGATCTTGCTACTGCAGCTAATGAAGGTGCTTTATATACTAAAGACACGGCTGGAACTACACATCTTTACTATAGAGCTAATTCAAATGGTACTGTATATCAAATTACTCCAGGTGGAGCTGCAACAGATCATGGTAGTTTAACCGGTCTTGGAGATGATGATCATACCCAATATGCTCTTCTACTAGGTAGAGTTACTGGTCAAGTCTTAATAGGTGGAACCGCCAGCGGCGATGATTTAACTTTTGAATCGACATCACATGCAACTAAAGGTTCAATCTTATTTCGCGACACTGATATTCAACTAAATTCAAATGCTGTTGCTGGTACAGATGAGGATGTTTTATTAACACTTCTCGGTGGTGATGGAGCAACGGCTCTTTGGCGTTCTATTATCTATCACGACGGCGGACTTGGAATTGCAGGTATATATCAAAATCTAAATGGTTCTGATAGAACTAATGGTACTAGATTTGATATTGATAGAGCAGATGTTGTAACTGCCAGAGGTTCAGCTTTATATCTTAATGCTGGTTCTGGAGCAGCCAATTTAACTGCATATATTCAATTAGCTTCTTCAGGAGCAACTCTGTTTGTTGGTTCCATCAGTGGCATGACTATTCGTGGTGGTACTGCTTCTGGAAATGATTTAACTTTCGAAACAACATCACATGCTACAAAAGGTACATTTATTTGGTCCGGTGCATGTGATTGGAATGTTGGTGGTGGTGTTGGAAGTGCGGCGCAAGTATTAACATCTAATGGCGCCGGAGCCGCGCCTACTTGGCAAGCTAGTGGTGGTGGAGGTGGTACTTTAGATGCTGCTTATGATTATGGTGGTGCTGGTGCTGGCCGTACAATTATAGCGGATACCAATGCTGTTAGAATATATGATGGAACTGTAGGTTCTACAGCATATTTATTACAAATAGATAGACCGGCCGGAGTATATACTGGAACTCCACATGGAATCTTAGTTGATTTTTCTGCAGCTACTAGTTTTAGTAATGCAGCAGATATTTATGGTATTAGATTAATTGGAGAAACAAATATTGATACTGGGGCTAGTATTGGAGTTTCAGTTGATGGTGGATGGGATGTTGGAATTGAAATTACAGTTGCAAATCATGCATTGAAGCTTCCTGATGGATTTATTAATGGATCTGTAACTGGATTAACTGCAGTTGCAGGTACATTAGCATTTCTTACTGGAACATTTGCTGGAACTTATGCTCCAGGTAATGGTTGTGTACATATCGGTGATGACCTCGGTAATGCTAGTGCAACATCACAAGGTGCGGGTTGCGTTGTTATTGGTTCACAGGGAGCTTATGCTAGAAATACAGCATCTTACGCGGTTGCAATTGGTTACACGGCAAATGCGGCTTCTAGTTCTATTGCAATCGGACATCTTGCTACAGCCTCAGCAACTGAATCAATTGCGATCGGAAATAGTACACCTTCAGCGGGTGGAGCACGATCAATAGCTATTGGTCGTGGAGCTACTATTGGAGGTTCTGGATCTGAATCAATTGGCATTGGCTATGGAATATCTATAAATAATGCTTATTGCTTAGGATTTGGTCGTGGAGCTACTTCAACAGCAGCTAATCAAATTATATATGGTTCTAATGGATATGAATATTCTCAAGTATTTTTTGGTGAAGGCGTAGTTGCTGCGACCGTTCCGACTTCAATCTCAATTAACCCAACTGGAGCTAGCGGTACTGATATTGCGGGCGGATGCATATTCTATATCAATGGTGCGCGTGGAACTGGAACAGGTATCGGCGGTGATTTAGTATTTCAAACTGCACCACCGGGCGGAACTGGAAGCACACCAGGGGTATTAACAGAGAGAATGCGAATTGACGATGATGGAATTGTCACTTTCGCATCTACTGCGAGTGTTCGTCACAATGGATTGACGCTCGAATTGAATGCCGACGCTGCTGCTGGAACAGCTGAAACAGTCTCACTTGGTTTGTCGTCTGGCGATGGCGCAACGACTCTGCACAAACATGCTTGGCGTGTCGTCTCGACGAACTCGTCCGTGCTGAATTATGTGCATACCGAGAATGGTGCTGTTTCGGCCTCGACAAATTTGCGCTTGGGTGATGCGTCATCGACGGCGACACAGACGTGTAATATTTATCTGCACTCGTCGAACGGCACGAATAGGTACGTGCTGTTCGCGCTGAATTCGTCAAATTCGTTCACAGTATCTTCAGATCCAGTAACAGCGGCTGGATTGAAATTCTTTCTCGCGTCTGGCGCTGCGACTGGAGACGTTCTTCTTGGTTTCGACGGCGACGTGACAGACACGTATCTCGGGATCGACGATTCGGACGCTGACGCGTTTCTGATCGGCACTGGAACTACGGTTGGTTCTAATATAATTGCTCGTATAGCAACCGGTACAACTGATCGTGGAGCACTTACTTGGTATTTACCTGATCATTTTGCAACAGCTGTAAATATTAAAGAAGGTACAAATACATATCTATCAATTGATACAACTAATGGGGCAGAAGTTGCTGTTTTTGGTTGTCCTGGATTTGGACTAACTTCAATTACTGGATTAAATACTAGTATTAATGCTAGTACTGGATATATTGATATTGGAAGTAATAATATCACTGTATTATCATTAATAATACCTGATAATCAAACTTCAGCGTTTGTTATAAAAGAAGGTAGTAATGAATATTTAGAAATAAAAACAATAAATTCTGCGGCACGAGTAACTCTTGGATTTAATCAACAAATAATATTAGATGAAGCCGGAGCTTGGTTTTCATTTAATGCTCTTGTTGGAGCACCAGTTGATCAAACGTTATATCTTAAAACAGCATCACTTGAAACTACAAGTACTAGTCCAGCAACCTTAGCATCATTAACAACTACTACTAATACTAGTGGCTGGGCTGAAGCTCATATTGCTTGTAGACAATCTACAGATTCAGCTGCATATGTAATACGAGTAAAATGGGAAAATGCTGCTGGTACTGTCACTCTTGGTACTGTATCTTCAGATTGGAGTGATGAAGATGCTGGTATTTCTGGAAATGCAGCTACTTTTGTTGCAAGTGGTGCGGCTGTAACTATTCAGGTTACTCCAGCAAATGGTACTTCTATGAAATGGGTTGCAGATTTTGAACTTCAAGGTGTTGCTTAGGAGATAGTATGGCAGTTAAACAAGTAAATGCAGTAGAAATCACAATTCGAATCCCTTTGCCTTTAACTTATCCATTAGAAGCTAGAGCTACCATTGAATGGGAAGTTCAAGGATTAGCTGAAGTTAATGGTGGGCATAGATATATAACTGGATCTATTCCTAGTGCAGGCACTACAGTTGGTGCAATTTTATCAGTGATTAAATCTCAATTAGAAACAATATTACAAACTGAAGGCAGCGGCGGGCATACTGTCGTTGATAGGAGTTAATTATGGCTAATGCAGTTTATCCAAAGTTTAAGGAATTATGCCTTGGAGCCGGAGGTAATCTTTCGGCCGGAACAGTTATAGCTATTTTAGTAGATTTAGCTGATTATACTTATTCTTCAGCACATGATTTTTATGATGATCTTCCGGGCGCTGCTAGAGTAGCTGTTTCTTCGGCATTAGGAGCAAAAACAATTACTAACGGTGTTTTTGATCATGCTGATTTTACTTGGTCAGCTGTATCTGGTGATGTTAGTGAAGCAGTTATTTGGGTTGTAGATACTGCTGGAGCTGAATCTACAGATCCATTAGTTGTTTATCATGATACTGGAATGACTGGAATTCCTGTTACACCTAGCGGCGGAGATATTGACTATGTAGTTAATGCTAGCGGTATTTTTGCATAAGCATTAAGGAAAGGCATGCTAGATATTAAATTAACTAAACGTGAAGTTGCTGCATTACTTAGATGGCATAGAATTAAAAAATATAAACATGCACGGTATGATGTATTATTAGCTTATTCTTTAGCACAAAAAGGATTAATAGACCCTATTGGTTGGTATGCTGATGGTGATATTACTTTAGGACAATCAAAACCAGATTGGATACAAATAACTCCTAATGGATGTTTTGATACAAAACTTATGCGTTTTGCTCCTGAAATACATATCTTAGCTAATCTAACTGCTAAAGGTAAAGCTGTATTAGATAAATATTCAGATCAACTAGCTACATTACTTATGAGGTAAAGAAATAATATGATACCTGCATATATAAATGCTGGAGCCGGAGCTAGTGCAACAACATCTCCAGTCGCTGTTCCTTATCCAACTGGAATTACTGCAGGTAATTTATTAATATTACAGGTATCCGTTAGAAATTTAACTTCTGTTCCTACAGATCCGTCTGGATGGACTTTATTATATGGTCCTGATACATCAGGAACTTCTGTACGCCAATGGATTTATGGTAAAATAGCAGATGGAACTGAAAGTGGAGATTTAAGTTTAGCTCATGATGCTTCTATCGTTGTTGCTGCACGTATATATTTATTTAGATCAGTATTAGGTACTTCATATACTGAAGGTGGATCTACTACAAATATCAGTGGAAGTATTGTATATGATGCTGGAGTAACAACTTCTGGGGCTAATAGATTAGCAGTTAATTTTGTTGCTATTAGTGATAATAATACAGGTATAACTGATTTCGTAGGTGAAACCGGCGGAGATTGGACAGAAGCAGTTGCAGAATACTCTTTTGCTACTGGATTAGATGGTACTTTACAGTTACAAACTGCAGCCATGGTATCTAGTGGAACTATCGATGGTGGTAGTTATACTATGCAGGCTGCAGATGCTGGAATTATTCGTGGATTTGCTTTAATTGGTTCTCCTGATGTATTAGGATCTTATATATCTTCGAACGAAGGTCATTATACAGGAAGTCTAAAACTTAATATTCTAGGGTCTTATATATCTTCAAGCGAAATAAATTATCCAGGAAGTTTTCCTAGCGGTGTGCAAGTTATAGATGGTGCATATTTATCATCGGCTGAGACTCATTATGCCGGAAGCTTAAATCTAAATATAGATGGTGCATATTTATCATCGGCTGAGACTCATTATGCCGGAAGCTTAAATCTAAATATAGATGGTGCATATTTATCATCGGCTGAGACTCATTATGCCGGAATTATATCTTCTGGAATTCAAATATTTGGAAATTATCTATCTTCAAATGAAGTTCACTATGCTGGAAGTCTTAAGCTTAATATAGATGGTGCATATCTATTTTCAAGCGAAATAAATTATGCCGGAAACTTAATTTCTGAAACTCAGATTCTTGGAAGCTATTTATCTTCAAGTGAAATTCATTATCCTGGACAAGTAGGATATTTACAGCAAATATTTGGAAATTATCTATCTTCGAGCGAAGCTCATTATACTGGAATTATATCTAAAATTCCTTTTGAGACTATTATACTTGGAGCTATGGATTCAAAAAATACAGGAGTTGTAAGTATTAATTCTAAAAGTATAAATTTAATTTTAGATTCTAAGGATGAAGCTATATGATTGTTGGTGATATTGGAAAAGACATCTCAACTATTATTACAGAAAATGGAGTCGCTTTAGATATTTCTACAGCAACAACTAAAGAATTAATTTTCAAACATGCTGATGGAACACTTAAAACTTTTATCGCTGCATTTACAGGTACAGGAACCGATGGAGGTCTTAAATATACAACCATAGCAAATACTGATTTTGATAAACCTGGCCGCTGGGAAATTCAATGGCATATAATTATCGGAACTAGAAATCTTAGAGGTGGTGAAGGTAAGGCTTTTGTTGTTGGAGAAAAACTTGAATAAGGAATGCTAGAAATAATAATAAATAAACTTAGAGCGGATAAACCCTGACTTGACACGCTAGGGCTATCTCAGGCATACTTCCATCGGTCTTAATTCTTAAAGATAAAGGAGCTATTTATGGAAAAGGTAATCATCTTTACTGTCGGCGAGCGTATTTTTCTTAGTCAAATATTAGATAATACTCCATCAAAAGGAATGGATGCAACACGATTGCAGCAAAAAGCATTTGAAGAAACAATCTTAAATTTTGATTGGCGTGCTAGAATCGAACGTTTCGATGCTAAATCCTTAGAAGAAACTTCTTTACAATATAGTAAGGAAAGTACTTCCAAAGCATTAGAAGTAGTTAAGCAAATAATTGAGACTAATGGAAATAATCTTCCTCATTGGCAAAGTGCTCTGTTAATGAATATCCATGATAAATTATTTTCACATCTTGGATAATTAGAATAATCTATGAATGATCCACGATATATTATTCTACATTGTTCCGATTCTAACTTCGGTGATGTAGCATTAATAGATGAATGGCATAAAGCCCGTGGTTGGAATAAAATAGGATACCATTATGTTATTTATAATGGTTTTTTATCCGCGTCTAAGAAACAACCTAAATTTGATGGATTAATTCAAGCTGGCCGTGCTGAAGATGAAATAGGTGCACATTGTTTGAATTATAATTCTAAGTCTATTGGTATTTGTATGATAGGAAAGCAAATATTTACACTTAACCAATGGGCTTCTTTATATGCTTTAGTCCAGTCTTTAACTGAAAGATATAATATTTACACTGATGCTATTCTTGGACATGGTGAAGCTGACCCTAGCTCTAAAAAGACATGTCCGAATTTTAATGTTGAAAGTTTTAGAGCTAATCATAAAATTATAGCTTTTGATTATAGGCATGTACTTATGCGCCTTGGAAAAGATCTTTAAGGAAACTATGCAAGATTTAGAAACATCTTTGGCTTTGGTAGTTCAAAAATTAGAACACATAGAACGTGGATTAGACGAGATGCGCGCGCATCTAGGAGATAAATTAGAAATACATGATGATAGATTAAGAAAGATGGAAGTAGCAATAGCATTAATGGATCATGCATCTCTATTAAAACTTAGAGAATGTGTTGATACTCTAAAAGCTAAACAAGCTTGGATGATGGGAATCGGTGCAGCTATTACATTTATTTTATCTACTGCAATTTCTATAGTAGGTATTGTTTTATGACGATATCCTATTTAGGATTAATTTTATCGTTAAATATAGGATTTATTTCTAATACAAATATAGAAACTATAGAAACAAGTTCTACATCAGAAATAAGTTCTGCAGAAACAGAAATACTATTAATTCGTTGTGTTGCAGTAGCTAAAGAATATAAAAATAAAGCCGAAGCTTGTTCTTTAATAAACTCTAAACCTACTCTAGTAGAATCTGAAGGTTCAAATTTTTGGATAACTATTCTATTAGTAGTATTAGCTAGTTCCGTAGGTTTAACCATTGGAACTATTGTATTTTAATAGGAGATTAATTATGTTCAAAAATATGATGAGGAATTGGAAGACTACGGCCGGCGGGATTATGTCAATTATTTTAGTTCTTATTTATGGAATATCTAATCTTTTAGATATTGATATTGGTGCTGTGCATGAGTCTAAGGGAAACTATCTTATGCTCGGCGCTATTTTAACTGGTGCTATTTCTCAAATTGCAGCCAAGGATTATGATAAGTGATATGGTTAATTGTTATTATTTGTTTTGCTGAAGGAATAGTTATTTTCTTATTAGCTAAGGAGTGTGCAAGATACCATTTAATTAATAAGAATCTAAATCTCAAATTAAAAATGCTAGAAGATAGAAATTTAATTTTTATAAAGGATGAAAAAGTTAATAGATTAAAATTAATTTCTACAGAAAAGGCGCGTGTCTTGGCCGATGCTAGGCAAGATGTAGAAGATTTAGAAAGAGATTTAGAAGATTCGTAAGAATTTACGAATTTTTAGATATCAAATTTTGGATGTCAAATTTTGGATGTCGATTAGGCGATGTCGATTAGGCGATGTCGATTAGGCGATGTCGATATCGATATCGATATCGATGTCGATGTCGATGATTAAATATTAGTATTTAATGCTTTAATCGAATTAAATTTCATCAAAAAATCTAATGCCAACTGGAAATCTTGGCACTTGATTGCAATTAGTTATTCCCTGGTATTGGACAGTAAGCATCCGTCCAATAGCAAGAGATGGATTTTGCATATATTTTTCTAGTTCAATTAAGCTACCTTTAAGTTTGCAAGTAAAGATGTTTTTATCTTCAGTTTCACAAATGAAGATAGCTCGCCCAGCCATTCGACCTTGCCCCTCTTGAACGCCGACGATTCGAAATTCACTATCAGTGAATTCTTTAATTTTCTGCAAATTATATGAACGTTTAGATTCATAAGGTGCTTTGGCGTTTCGTGCCATAGCACCTTCATAGTTTTGTATAACAAAACTATAATATGCTTCTAGAAGATCATCTTCTGTATTGCAGAAAATGGTTTCAACCAATCTAATATGTTGATTAGGTTGAAACAGACTAGAAAGAATCTTTATTCTTTCTGAGAACGGGGCCGGCGATACCATATCATAAATATGATATTGCGTCGCTTCACCATTCTTGATAAGAGAAGTTAGTTCCTCGAATAAAGAACTATAATCATGGTCGTATAGTTCTCCGTCGAGAATTATGTTTCTCAGATTCAGTTTTTCTATCTGAGAAACTAGGAACGGAGATTCTATTCTCTTCTCTGTTCGAGAAGAAAGAGAAACTTGACCATCGTTGTCTATTGTTGCAAGACAACGATGCCCGTCAAGCTTCGGCTGAGTATAACACGGAAACTTTATCTTGTGTCCATGTTTCATGAATGATTGTGCTAGCATTGGTGTTGGCATTTTTTTTCCTTTCAAAAATTTGATATTCAAAATTTTGGATGTTAAATTTTTGGATGTCAAA